CTCAGCATCTGTACCCTCTTCGCCACCATTATCCTCAGCTTCGGTAGGTTCAGGCTTCGGCTTTTCGATTTTCGGCAGAAGACCATTCTCAACGAGAAGATTTTTGATGCTTGTCTGTGTAAGTACAACGCCATCAGAGAGTTCTCTTGGCTTCTTCAGCTGACCAGATATTGCTGATACTGTGCATACTGTTTCAACTCTCTTATCAGCAATCTGGATTACAACAGGATATACCGCATCAGCATACTTAATGTTGCCGTTCTTGTAAGATTCCTTCACCGCAATTGTAGGCTCACCGATACCCAGATCGATCTCAGTACCTTCAGGCAGGTGTTCCTGTTCAACCATTTTATTAACGATGTTATTCTGCACCTTATTGAGAGTATCTGTAATAGCCTTCTCTGCCATCTTCTTGGAATACTCTGTGAATGTGTCTTCATCGTACTTTGAAGGGAACTTGAATTCATCAGCCCTTCTGTCAACAGGATCGTACTGAATACCGAATGTTGTTGCATTTACGCAGAGGAATGTCTTGAATGCCGAAAGCTTGTCCTGTGCAGTTACAGGTGCTTCGTCTGTACCCTCAGGGAATGTGAAGCCAGCGTTCTGTACCTCAGGATCGTTTGAATGTACTTCCTTAATTTTGTCGTGTGTGCGGTAGAATATACCAACAGCGATACCCTCACCCTGCCAGAATGCAGTGATCTTATTACTTCTTACGAGTTTGTTTTCTTCCATTTGGAAATCCTCCTTAAATTTGATTTGTTCGTGAGTCCATCTTAAATGGCTCTATTTTGACTATTGTGTGTGCTATGTTGCCGATAAAGTTTATGTTTTTTAACATTCTTTCATAAACTTCGGCTTTCGATAGACTGCTAAGCTTTTTGTACTTAATGAAGAAAAACAAAACTACTATACTTGTTGTACAAGATCTTCCGAAAAAGCATCATTGGTTCTTTCTTTTGGAGAAACGTTGATTATAACCTTAGTTTATTATAAATTTGTATAGTAGTTTGTGATTTGTTAATCTCTTTGCTTATTATCGGTCATTATTTTGGTTGTATCAACACGTGTAGCATCTGCCCTTCTTCTTCTATCTCTACTGCCATCATCTCCATCATTATTTGGGTTGGCAGCATTATTTTCCCTACTTGTAAATCTGCCAGCAAGAGCACCAGCAAAATCTGAATTATCCATAAGCTGAGCAAACATTTCGCTTTCTTCTTGTATCTGTTTGGATTCGAAATCCCAATTGTGACCCATATTCATACTGGCTGTTCTGCGTGAACATAAATTTGCACCAACTTTAAGTACATATGTTTCGGCTTTAGTCTTTTCACTCATGGTATCAATTTCTGGGAATATTAGCTGACCATCATCAATACAAGCAATATCACCACCAGCACATGCTATTACTACTTTATGTATATCACTAAATGCTTCACCAAATGCATCTTGCCTGTCCTGAGCCAAATGTGTGACTGAGAAAGTATTTTCATCGCAATTTACTTCATTCTGATTGAATAACATATATTCAGGAAATGACATACCAGCTGCAAGTAATCCCCTAAACAGCTTATCATCTCCAGTTGGCTGAACTATATCCTTACTTCCATCTAATGGCTTCCATTCCTCTTGTTTATTATGTACTGGATTACTACCGATCGTAAATCCCATCAATTCTTCAATCCTGTTTTCAATTACTTGTGGATCATCAGTATCAATTGTAATATCATAAGCAGGACTACCGTATAACTGATGTATTGTAAATCTATCACCAACAAAATCCATGTAATCCTGTACAAGATCTGATACCTGATAGAAATCAGATGTACCATATACTTCACCAGTAGAATTATTAAATTTGATGTGACACATAATACCTTTACCCTGTATTTTGGTTGCACCTTTTAAGCCGAGTGCCTTACGTACTTTACTTATGATGCCATTATTAATACTGTTAGTAAATTCAATACTATTAAGATAATTTTCGATAGGCATCATATCAAACTGTTCGTCCTGTCCAGTTTCATCATTTTTATATGTAATGATATAGCGGTTTACATGATTAACATCTCCTGGATCAAAATCTATATCCACCTGTCTGGATTCATAGAATGATACCAGTACATCTCCAGTACTCTGCGGATATAATCCAATAAATACTTCGCCGTATAACTGAGCATCTGTACTGAGAGAATTTAACTTACTTCTAAGCCTATTAATACGCCAGAACCTATTAATCACTTCCTGAGTTTTATCCTCATAGATCCACTTAAGACCTCTACCAAATACAAGTGCATTCAGCTGTGTAATACGATTCTGCATAAGCGGATTAGATTTCCATAATGTCCACATATTATTATGGTGTGTTTTTCTTGAAGTATCATATCTATACACCACCTGAGCAGTAGTGCTGAATTTACCTGTAATCTTACCAGATTGACCAGCAATCATTTCTTTAACAACTGTATTGATTGCATCTCTATCATATTTCATTTTACCATCAGCACCCAGTGTCCCAACCACAGTAGTACCACCAAGACGAACCTGTATACTATCGGGTTTTCTATCAGGCATCTGACCTAAATTTTCTTTTGCCATGTGATAATTACCTCCTATATACCATAAATGGTTATTGTTCTTATGCGTTCGCTTGTCGCTTCTGCGGTTGATTTGACAACGGCTTCTTTGCCCTTCGGTTGATTGATAAACCGATTGTAAAGGTTTGATTCGTGCGACTTGCTTATGCGGTTCTTTTAATTGTCAATTTGAGATTAATTAACAATGCTTATCTTAATTTATCTATGCCTTGTTCTTGACTTCTTACTCATTCTATTCCTCGGAGTATTAATCCTCGCAAATTTATTATTTACTACATATAATCCAGATTTAGTCTTAGAAATACGTGGATTAGAAATAGGCTGTGCAGTTCCACCAGCTGGTAAATATTCAGCACCACCACTTGCAATATCTGCATATACTTTTGCATGCAAGAAATGGTCTGCGCCTGTATTTATATAAATAATAAATTGGTTGCCAGATTTACTCTCAGTTTTCTCGGCAGCGATATTTGTAAAATGTTCTATTGCTGTATCAACTTTTTCATTTTGTAAATCGTAGCCAGGAAGTACAAGATTGGTATCTGATATTTCATCTATTACACATTCAATTGCTTCAGACCTACCAACAGTAACGATCATTTTCTTATCATCCCATTGAATATCTGTTTTAGCTGGCGGAGTAGCATAATAACATGCATATACTTGATTAGTTACACCCATAGTCTTGAGTTCATCTCGTAATGCATAATATCTAGTGATATCTGGACCAGCATCACATACTACCCTCTTAACATATTTTTTATATTTAGCTATACATTTAGCAAATATCTTCGGGTGCTCTCTTGGATCTGATTGATCGGCAATATATAAATCTATCAGTCTATGATGCTTATTATGAATCCATAAATATGATTTAGCACCCCAGTCAATACCACAATATATTCTTTCATTATCTCCTACTTGTCCGAGTCTAAACTCATTCTTGCCACATTCTTCCATCATAGCAACCGTGATAGGAATATCATCACCGCCATATGATTCACCCAATACCTCATTATAGAAACGTCTTCTACTGTATTTGGTACTATTCTTTTTCCTCATTATTTCATCAGCTGTTAGCCAACAAACCATTAGTTGATTAATATGATAACCACGAAATTCTGGCTTCCTCTGAGGATTGGTAGCCATCCATCTACCATTATTTCTATTAAGAGGTTTCTGGCAATGAGGGCAACCATAATACCAATCTGGTTCATCGGCATATTGTCCGCTATCAAGGATATTTTCCATAGTTATTGGTGCTTCACGCCCACAATGCTCACATGTTACAAACCAATAATGTTTATCTGAAGCTTCCCATTGTTGATCAAATTGTATGCCTGGCATTTTGGGTGTACCAAGAGTTAATGTTTGTTTATATTCTGAATGTGATGCACCTTCGCCCACAACAGTTTCTACATCATCAGGGTGGTCTTGACGTTCATCATAGACTATAAAGTCTATGGTAGTTCCTCTGGCAGCATCTCCGACAGTATCTTTTCTTGATTCCCACGTACCACCAAGAATATAAAAGTTGTATGGCGACAATCCTTTATCATTTGGCTGTTTAGTGAATTTTCTCATTATTTGTTCTGAATTATGTAAATCATACCAATTCTTTATATACTCACTATCCATGATAGCCGATTGTAATCTCTGTTTTGAGAATCTTTGTGCCTGTGCTGCTCGTGGAAATGTGTGTAAACCAGCGGTATAAGGGTGAGAATCTAATTTATGTAACAGCC